TCCATTGGCCCTGGCATATTGCCCATTCGTGCAAGAAAACTGGCTCGGCGTGGGTTATCGCCTGCCTTAACGGGTGGCTTGAGGTTCATGCCCTCTGCTTTGGCACTCGCTCGACCCTTGGCATTTAGACCGCCAGCAGGGTTCTTGCCCTCCTTACGTTGCCAAGCCGCTGTCATTTCTTAGTGTCCTTGGCTGTCTTCGCTGATTCTTTAAAGTCTTTAGCCGTAGGTGCGCCTGGTGAGCCTGGCTTTCTCATGTGTTCGCCGCTGCCTGCTTTAATTCGTTCCTGTTTGGCAAGAATGTTTGCGTAGAGTCCAGGCTTATTCATTTGAACGCCTTTAATTTATAAAGTGTTGAATCAATTAAGTCAGCAATCTCATCGACAAGGTTTTGCAATTCTGAATCTTTAGGCAATTCATCACGAATATCTTTAACAAATGATTTAATTGCCGTAATGTATTTTACTGGGTCTGTAGCTAGGTGAAAATCTTTAGGATAGCTTTTGATCTGCTCGTAACAACCTTGATACGCCTCGGCCCAGCTGTCGGTCAAATCAATGATGCCTTCGTAGTATTTTTGCAACGCTTTATGCTTGGCGTAACTGTCCGTTTGTAAATGCATAAAGTGAGCATTTGTTCCGCTATGAAACAATGTAGACACGAAAACGGCAGGATAATCCATCATGGCCTCACAATGCTAAAACATCGTCAATAGACTCAATTCTAACAAAAATACCACCTTTCCAACCGTTTTGCCACTCAATTTGCTGCGGTGTGAATTTTGCTTTATTGTCCCGTTTAATTTCAAATAGGTAAGTAATACCGCTTTTTCCCGCTAGTAAATCTGGGCAACCTTTGCCTACGGCTGACAAATCTGTAACAGAAAACCCTAATTGTCGCAGCGCATCAACAATTTCTTTTTGATTAACGTCAACTCGTTTAGCTCTCAAATTAGCGCCTCAGTCTGGGTTAATAAATCCTCCTCTGTCACGCTATATTTTACTGCAAAGGCTTTGCGACCCATGCCATGTACACCCGTGTTGCCTCGGTGGTGTTCTGGGCATAGTCCTATAAATGGTGCTGAGTCCCTGCGTCCTGCGTGGCGTAAGTGATGAATCTCGCACGGAGTTTCTCCGTACCCTAAATGTCGGCACAGCGAGCATCCAAGAATGGCAAGTTTTTCGTAATGCTTACGTTGCGCTTTGGTCATTTAGTTAATTTCTCAATTTGACGGTTACTGGCCTGCTCTGTACGCCAGGCATCGAATCGTAGTTGTGCGCTTGTTAGCCGCCACTTTAACAACTCAGCTTTCTCAGTTGCTGCCCCAATTGCATTACATAGGTTCTGATAATCAGGATGAGCATATGCCTCGCGCTCTTGGGCAGTTACAGCAGATTCTCCTGATTTCTTCATCAGAATAGCCTTTAGGCTTGATTTAAACGCCTCCAACTGCGCCAATTCTCCCTTGGCCTTGGCGTAATGTGGTGCGTTGTCGTAAATGTATTCTATGCAGGGATGTGGGCTGTATTCACTCATGCCTTTCCTTAATATCGTAAAACCAATCGTTACCCGCTGACCATTTGCGAGACCCGTCTACAGTCCAAATGTGGCGTGATGCCTGAAAGTCTGGAAAGTCAGTCTTTGCCGGTATCAGCGACTGGTCGTACCAAAGGCATCTGTTGTTAGGCTGCGCTGCAAACTGCCCATTATCCAACCGGATAAAGTTAAATGATTTGTGTTCTTCAGCAACTTCAGTAAAACCTGTGTCTACATCCATACCGTCGGCACAAAAGTCTACCGTAAACAAGTATTTACCAAAGTGCCATTCTTTGTCTTTACCTAAGAATTTAACGCCAAAGTTACGCAGACCAATCTTTTCGTGGACGGTAAACCTATAGCCCATGCAATCCCAAAGTTGCAGAATGTCAAAATCTAAATCGCCATGCTTAGTATTCCAAACATAAGCCTGAATAGGCAGTTTGTCGTACAAAGCGCCGTATCGTGGCAATAAGCTCTCAATGCGAAACACTTGCCCACGAATTGCCTTGATGCTTACCCAAATGCAAGGCTCAAGTTCACCGTGGCCTTTTTCAAAATTATACAAATACTCACGCCGCACAAAGCACTTAACTGGCGGTAAATTTCCAATTATGTAGCTCATATCAAATCCATTTGCCGCGGCATAACTTTCCATTCCCGTTCGGCACGACCTGATTTGCTTTGCACGTTGCGCCCAGTTAAAACAATTTTATGATCCCGTTGCAACTCACTCAGGCGCCTGGCTACTTGATTGCCATCGAGTCCCGTAACAGTGGCTATACCGTCTTTTCCTTGCGGGCCATACCTAAGTAAGGCAGAAAGCACCAACTCACCGTGTAGACCTGCTAAAACCCTAGCACGGTCAGCTGCGTCCCAACTGGTTGACGGATCGGTGTTGCGAGCAACTTGGTTCATGTGTTTTTGTCCTTTAAAGTTTGTTCTATCCAATCAAACAATTCAGCGTCACGTTCACAACCTTGTTTGCCTGTGTCTGGCGTGTTTTCCCAATCTTCGCTAGTCAGCCCGACCCATTGACGCTTAGGTGCTTCATAAAATTGTGAGTGAATAATTTCATTACCCCTTCTAACAATTAGGTGCATACCTTCTTCGATTACATCCGTGCCAATATGTAGAATATTAATATCTTGCTCAGGCTTGGCTAACTCTTGTTGCAACTTACGGGCTGCGTATATAGCTTCATTGACTTTTTCAACCCAGCCGGGTGTGTCCTCGTACGCTTGTCGAAGCGCATCAATAATTAAATCAATTTTGTTCATTTCTCACCCCTTGCTCTGATTGTTTCTCGAATATTTAAAGCCGCACCTGCTTCATGGTCTAAACTGCTTTCTGCTAATTCATCACACAACTTCGCACAAGCCTCACGCTCGTCAGCCCGTACTAGCTCGGCAAAGCGTTCGAGATGCGGAGGATTTGCTAACCAACACCAAATGTGCGTGTCCCATTCCATACCGGCTTGAATTGCTAGTTTTTTAATGTAATCGCTCATACATCCTCCTGCCGATACATAGCAACAGCACCAGGCTCAGGCGTAAACACAATCCGTGCTTTAGGCCCATCGCAATGCATCCAATACGCTGGCTTGCGTTCTAATTCTTTAGTAATCCGTTTGATTTCCTGTTGCAAATCGGTAATAACTTTCTGATGGTCTGGGTCAACGTTGCTGTAATCCTCTGCCCAAATGGTCAGCACAAGGTAAGCACGTTCATACAAATCAAGTTGTTTTACTAATCGTTGATCAGTCATAACATCACCAATGATAAAAGTGGAAAAAAACCAAACACCATTGCAAGCATTAGTAGACCAACAACCCAAGCAACAGGCGGTATACGTTCGTCATCTGCCGAATAGCGTGTCTGGTTACGCATTGTGCGAGTGGTTCTACCTGTCCAGTTAGGATCGCCTAAGTCTGTCAAGAAAGGCCAGTTACGCTTATTCATAATCTTCTTCGTTAGCTGTCACGGTTTCAATGTGGTTAATGTCAATAAAGTGGGTGTACAACGGCACAGCACACACCAGCACCTCGTCACGATCAATTTTGATGTACGGTTCGCCATTGCTGTCTGTTTTTACCCCATCGGCAAATTGATCCATAAGCTCTGCAATCTTTTTGTCGGTCAGCTCACGGCTAAGTTCTCGCATCAGCTGGCGTTTGCCTTCGTCCGTTAATTGAATGTATGAATATTTCATGGCTTACCCCTTAAACCCGTTAGATTTTAAAAATTGCTGCTCGTCTGGGCTTGCCATGCAAATTGCCATCATGTGCTTTTGCAAGTATGCCGCTAGCTTTGCGCGGTTCTTGTCGGATGGGTCTGCTTTAAATGCTTCAATCAATTTACTCATTTTATGTACCTTTTGTCGTAGTAATGGGGCTTGCGCCCTTTGGGTTATTTTGCTGATTTTAAAATTTCTGTATCAATCCAATCATTAATTTGTGCGCCACAAAAACCATTTTTTTGAGTGCGACCACGGTGCAAATTAAGCAAAAGGCAAAAAGTGTTTTGCTCTGTTTGTGTACCAACACCAATAATTTTCCAAACTTCGCCCATGTGAACGATTGTTTTGTCGAGGAATGTTTGCTTGTTCATTTATGTAACTTTTGTCGTGGTTGATCGCGTGTTGCGATGACTAATATTAAGCTATCTAAACAATAAAAGCATAGGTGTTAACCCTATTTTTGCAATTATTTTTAATTTATTTGGATTTTTACAACAAAACGCCCCATTTACGGGGCGGTCGATGGAACAAGGAGTGAACAACACCGACGGTTAATTATATGTTGTTCTTACGCTTGTAGAACGCTAACAAATACTGAAAGCAATCCCACGCCTGTTGCAAATCATCCTCACTATGCTCAATCAGTTTTACGTCACCAGATTCTGTAAAGAACACATTGGCGCATCTGGCTGTGGGTTTGCCAAGACCAACACGATACGCTGCCAGTTGCATCAATTGTTCGTGGTACGAAACAACTTTGTCGAGCTTATCTTTGCTCTTAAAGTCAATCACGATGTTCTCAGCAATCAAATCAACCTTGCCGCCAAACCCTTCGTAAGCAAAAGATCGTTCTGCCTCCCAAATATGATCCTGCCCAAAGTGGATTCTGATTGACGCATCAACTTGGTCAACATAACGTGGATAATCGTCACGTTCGCCGCTGTAAAACCGTTCTAACACGCCGTGCATTTGTGTCCCGCGATCCATAGCGTCACGGCCTGTAGATTTAGAATCAGAAATAACCCGTTCTAGCCAGTTTTCCTCAGTTTCGCCAGCAATGCGTGGCAACGTTAGCGCAGCCAATAACACTTGTTGTTGCAACCAAGTATTAAGCCCAGGCTTGGCAATAATTCCAAGAATTGTTGTCACCGACGGTACAAGGTTTAATTCTCTAGCGTCACGCAAATTAGTATTGCGTTCTTTGCCGTTTTTGCCAATGATTCGATAAGCTGGTGACCCGTCTTGAGCATACCAATGGCTACTTTCTGTATCTACGGATTTAATAATCATTTTTGCACCTGTTTAGCTAATGTTTTAAGCATCTCGATTGCATCCTGCAAATCTTGCATAGCTCTAGCGTCTAAAACCATGCCTTCATACCATTGCTGGATGCGCCAAGAAATAAGTATTGCCTCTTCCGTCTGCGTCATCAGAAAGGTGGGTCGTTAAAGTCAGATTCCATCGGGACAAACGTGCCTTCCTTCATAGCTCGATAACCACCGTCTGCTTTTTCTTTTACTGCTGCTGGCGTTGGCGCATCCTCCGCAGGCCGACCACCAAGCATTTGCATTTGGTCAGCAACCACCTCAGTTGTGTATTGATCCACGCCATCTTTGTTTTGCCACTTACGGGTAGTCATACGACCCGCTACAAAGACCTGTGAGCCTTTCTTTAAGTAGTCGGCACATATTCCTGCCAACTTGCCAAACGCCGTGATCCTGACCCATTCTGTCGTTTCTTTGGTTGCGGTCTTGTAGCCCACCGCAATTGAGAAATTACAAATTGCATTGCTGTCAGCGGTGTAACGTACTTCAGGGTCTTTGCCCAAGCGTCCAATAAACTCGCAGCGGTTAAGATCGTTTGCCATTATTGTTGTTCCCAGTTTGCTTTAAATTGATCGTATGCAGCCTTTAACGGGATTTGTTGTTCTTTCAAACACACAGTCCATGCTGCCCTAAATATGTCCTTCAGGCTTTCGTAACTAACCGCGGATGCCATTTGAGCCACGATGTTGTCCAACTCAATACCTTTGGGTTTCTCAATAACTTTAACTGGCGGTGATTTGGTTGCTGCGTTTCCGTCATCATCTTCAGATGCAATGCCCAACGCACTTTGCAAACTGTAGCGTTTTGCATACGAAATCGCTGAACCGTAGCCTTGTGCATCTTGTTTGCTTGCAGGAATAAACAACGTGCCACAAGACAGCTGCTCACCTGATTCATGGATAAGAACTGTTTCGACTGCTACGCCACCGTCTGCCGTATGCAACATCTGCACAAAAGCTAAACCGTTTGCTGACAAAGCAGGCCGCACAGCGTCGATAACCGATGCCAGGCTGCTGTATGCAGATTTAAAGTGTGGGTTTTTACTATCTTTGGCTGCGTGTGACATAGCTGCCTGAGCCGTGACTAATGCTTTTGCTAGTTCTTTCATTTATGCACCTGTATGTTTTCCTGGCGGGTATGCCAGTAAGATAGATATTAAGCTAACTAAACAGATTCGTCAAACATATTCTGCAAATACAAACAGTCATGTTAAGATAGCTTACATGAATACAACAGAAATCATCAATTGTTTAGGTGGCACGTTTGCCGTAGCAAAGATGTGCCGAGTTTCGCCAGCTGCCGTGAGTCAATGGAAACATAACGGGCTGCCTGGTTACCAACTGGTGTGGATTGCCGCCGAACTTGAAAAAAAATCTGATGGCAAATGGAATCGTAAAATGGTTCGTAATTGGCAACAAATATGGCCAGAGTTGCATTAGACTGATTAAGCCTTTAGCAAGCAGAAACAACAACTGGTAAGGGTCTAGTTTCAACAGCCTAGCTTTAGGGCTTGGCACATCGGAACAGACGGTGGTAGAATCAAATTGTTGTCTTGGTCGACGATGTAAGCCGTTTTAGTGTGTATCTTGATTTTTTGATAAATGACGTAAAGAATATTTATCAAAGAATGTCCTCTTTATAAGAGGTCGACCAACAAGATGCACTCTAAAACGGCTTTTTTATTGCTCAAAATAACTGTCAGGGCGCATAAGCTAATAGAGTGACCACTCGTACCCAGAACAGGTTAAGTTTTAAAGTTTTATCCCGTGTGACCCGCACGCCTTAGTAGAGAAATCGAACAGGATATAGACAGACTAGAGAAATCTAGTAAAACCATTTACTCTAGGTATTGATCTTCTACAGCTGCAAAGACTGCTACTGTTTTA